CAAGGCCGCAAGTTGAATGACGCAAGAACCATTGCCACATCTGCTGCTCAAAAAATCTCTGATGACATCTCATTTACTTCCGGAAGGCTGGATGATGCCGTCAAGATTGGTGATTCAGCAAAATCCTTAGAATTGACCAACAAACTAAACGTCCTTGCTTCGCAATCTGACGAGCTTGCCTCTCAAATCAACAAGTTTGATGACGGCATAAAGAGCATCAGCGACTTTGCAAACAAGACCGAAGTCGGGATTGATTCCATCAAAACCGCTGGAGATATGACTCGACAAGTGGCATCTGGAGCAACAAAAGGAGTCGCCATTGGTGCGGAGAAGCTCGGGGAAGGGATAGCATGGGGAAACAGATTCATCAGGAAAGTGGAAAGGTTTGGCGGTTACAGCAGCATTCCAAGAATTATTCAAGCCGCCACGCTTTTGACAAATCCGGTTGCGTTTGGAGCATATGCAGGAGTCAAAATAGGAACCACCGTAGCACCAAAGATTTTGCGTAAGCTTGGAAATTTTAGCCGCGTCATGAGCGAGGAAATGCTTGAGCGGACTAGCTCTACTCCATTCTTTAAGCGTGTCGCTGCAAATGAAAGTGTTGGAGGGTTAGTGCGTGCTGTTGCAACACTTGGCGACTATTCGTCACCGCTTGCAAGGGGTGTAGTGAACGTCTCGAAGGGAGTAGTTCAAGCTGCCCCAGCGACTCTTGTTTACAACGCAATCAACGATCAAGGCGTTGATGAAACCACTGTCAAACGGGCTGGACGTGATGCACTTATTTTTGGTTCTCTCGGAAGATTAATTGGCGAAAAGAAAAACATGGAGCAGGTAAATACTGACCAGATGTTTAATTACCGCAAGAAACTAGACGTGGATCAAGTTGCTGCTTTCGACAAGCTCAAGGATCGTGATTTCAGGTATGCTATTTCTGGGGTTGATGCCGCGTATCCAGGAATGTTCAAATGGGACATTACCGAATCAGGCAACAACTTTTTTGATCCAGCCAGTCGGCGTGCGGTGGTAAACATCAATGACAAAGTTGGATTCCTCAAAGAAGTAGCAATGCACGAAGCGGGCCACATGATTCAACATGTCTGGCAAAACGACTCGGCAATTGTATCTAGAATGCTTGGAGACGAAACAAGGTCTGGTTTAGTCCGTAATGTTGATGGGACTTTTAATCTAGAGTTCAAGGCGTGGTCGCAAGAGTATAACAATCTCCGCGAACAAAACGGGCTTGCCCCTGCTGACTTGAGCGAGCTGGCAGTTGAGTATTTCACGGATCAAGGTGTAAAGACGCTTCTTGAGGATACATTGAAGGGGGATCTTTACAAGGAATCAAGGAAAACACCACTCCGAAGGTCTGTCGAAAACACATTCAGAACATTGTTTAACGCCACACCCATAGTTAAGAACTTGCACTTCAAGCTTGGCGGGGCAACTGATGCGACCGGACGAATGGTTATGGGAACGGGATTGCTTGCTGACGGGTTCCGTGAGATTCCAGAAGTGAAGTCCATGGTTCGTCAGATGTATCGAGAAACATCTGGAAAGCCAAGTGCAGTAAGACCACAAAAAATTGTTGACGTCAAATCCGACAATCCAAAACATTATGGTGCCGACCCACACATCAAAAGGGTCAATCAAAAAATCGTTGATCGCGGAGAAAAACTACCAGATGGCGTTTTGATTCCAGACAGAAATGGAAATGGCGAAGGACTCCTTACCGCCGAGCACTTAAAGGCTTTGGAAGAGGCTGATGTGATTGATAATGGGAGATTTGGGGAAGCGTTATTTATTCAGGAAATGATGGACTCACCACAAAACAACGGTCTTCTTGTTACAAACAAGCCAGCCCAACAGGGGCGTTCCACTCAGATTGAAGGACTCGCTGAAGGATTCGTGGTCCCTACTAAGTGGATTATTAAGAAGGGTCGGCCATATATTGAGGCGATGGATCTCCGTCAACTTGAAAAGAATGTCACAAGAGCATTAAAAAACGACATTGCAAAAGAACTTGGGCTGACTCGCAAATCCATCTTGGAGGACATTGAGAAGTCTATTGAGATTCAAAACAAAGGGAAATCAACTGACGCGTATTATATAAGCGTTGATCCTAAAAACTGGGAAAAACGCAAAAACTTTATCAACTCGGTTCTGGGGTTGCAGACAAAAAGGCAGCTAAAAATCAACCCGTTGATGTCGCAGGTTTCACCAGATCCGGTTACTGGCATTTTTAGAACGTTCGCATTTGACCGTATCCAAAGCGCAATCAAGACTGGTGGTGACGTTGTGATTCCATTTGGTCCAAGCTCTTATTATAGCATTCGCGACAACTTGATGCCTCAGTCTCCAAGGTTTAATCGCAATGGAGAACTAGTGAAGGAGGCTGCTGGACAAAAATGAAAACCAAAAGTAAGAAGCAGGTTGGATATTTGCTCAGCAATGGATCGCCATTGACCAGCAAGCAACAAATCAAGCTGAAAAAAGAGTTGCACACTGGCAAGGTAAAGGTTAAAAAAACCAAGTGACGCCAGAATCAGCACCAATTGACCCAAACGAGAAGCTAAAAGCTGAGTATGTTGACGAACGCGCCGACAAGACTGCTTGGTTTCTTGAGGTCCAAGAACGTGCAAAGCTTTCTCCGGGCAACTGCGTTGAGCATTATGCCCCCAATAAGGCAGCAATGGCCCTGTGGCTCGCCGCTCAGGGTGCTCGCATAAGCGAGATCAGAGACAAGACAGGACTCGGCAGAGAGACCATCAGGGGGCTACAATGGCGACATAACGACACGCTGGAGACAAAGCGCAAGGAGTTCTCGATGAGATACGCAATCGCGGCGCAGGATTACACGGATTTGCTCTTTGAACGTTCCCAACAGTTGTTTGATAATCCTGAGGAGCTCGCCAAGATCAGCCCTGACAAGCTGGCCGTGACGGTGGGCATCCTTACCGACAAAGCCGCGCAACTGACCGGAATGGCGTCCTCAATCGTGGAGCATCGTAAAGGAGCAAGTCTTGATGACGCGGCGAAAATGATTTCAGAAGCTAGAACGCGAATTGCTGACAAGATCAGAGAACGTGCAATTGAAGCTGAAATCGTATGATTTGGAAAAAACATGCAATCCTAACGCCACCAACCGATGAGGAAATGGCGGCAATGGAACCTGAAGAATTGGCAAGTCTTCATTCAATTTACCATGAAGCCATTGAGAACGCTGAAAAAGATCCGTATCATTATGGTTTCAGGCTCCCTCACTGGAGCAAGGCTGAGGAACAGCTCCATGACGTTAACGAAATCTTAGCACTAGGTGGAAATCGGAGCGGCAAGACGCAGTGGGGTGCATTCTCTGTTGTCCGTGCTGCTATCGAGAACCCCAAGTCTGAAATCTTCTGCTTCGCCCAGACATCCGAGGTGAGTATTCGCCAGCAACAAAGCGCGGTGTGGGACTGGTTGCCGGAAAACCTCAAGACGAAGCAGACAAGTGCGAACACCTACATCTCCTACAAGAAGAAGACTGGATTCACGGACTCGTCATTGATCCTGCCGAATGGTTCGCAAATCATCTTCAAGACATATTCGCAATATCAGAACAACCCGACTATCCTTGAAGGGGCGGAACTTGGGTCTAAAAACCCAGCATGGCACAACATTGGTGTATGGCTCGATGAATATCTTTTAGGTCCAGAGTTGATAAATACGTTGCGATTTCGACTTGCAACTCGCAACTCAAAAATGTTGGTAACGTTTACTCCGATTGATGGTTGGACGGAAGTGATTAAGGAGTATCTTGATGGTGCAACAACCATCGAGTCAAGACCAGCCGAATTGTTGAATGGAGAGTTAGTTCCGTATGTCCAGAAATCCAAGAAGCTAAACGCTTCTGTTCATTACTTTCATTCGCAAGACAATGCTTTTGGTGGATATGATCGAATCAAGGAGACACTGTCTGGGCGAACACGCGAAGAAATTCTCATTCGTGCCTATGGGGTGCCGATGAAGTCTCACGCGACGAAGTTCCCCAAGTTTAACAAGGTCATCAACGTCGTGCCTCCAGACAAGATTCCGACTGCAAACATCACTCGATACCATGTGATTGACCCGGCTGGAGCGAAGAACTGGTTCATGTGCTGGATAGCCATTGACGAGACTGGAACATTCTGGGTTTACCGCGAATGGCCGGGAGTTGACATTGGTGACTGGGCTGAATGGAAAAGCGGCAAGTGGATGCCGGGGTCAGGATCTAAAGGTCAAGGATTCGGTATTAGGGACTATATTGAGGCCATTCAGGAGATGGAGGGCGAGGAGGAAATCTTCGAACGCCTTATTGACCCTCGCCTTGGAGCTGCCAAATACCAGGTCCAGGATGGATCTTCCTCAATTATTGAGGATTTGAACGAGTCGGGAATGGTTTGCATACCTGCACCGGGACTTGACATTGACGATGGGCTTCAGGCACTCATTGGTAAAATGTCGTGGGATACCAGCAAACCTCTTGATTCCGTCAATCGTCCAAGGTTTTACGTCAGTTCGGACTGCGAGAACATCATTCAGGCGTTGTCCGAATACACTGGCGAAGGCGGGCTGAAAGAAGCGTGGAAAGACCCTATTGACGTTTGCCGATACGCCGCAATAGCCAATCTAGATCATGTTGACAATTCCCAATCATTTGTTACAACTCATGGGTCTGGTGGATATTAGTATGAAAACACAAGCAAAAAAAGCAGCAAAACGGGGGCGTCCTGCCAAGAAAGTCTTTATTATGGAGGATTCTCCATGCAGTCTGAATAGTCTTATCGACCAGCAAATTGAAGACCAGTTCACGGTAATTCGCATGTGCAGCAACACAAGTTGGGTTATTGTCCGCATGGATGGTTTGGCTGTTCCTGTCAAATGCCCGTGCCGCGTATCACCGAAACTTCTTGGCAAGCGGATTAAAGTGTGCTTAATATCTGCCGACCCTGAAGATTATTACGAATACGTATCATGAGTGAATCACAAGAAGTGGAAGACGATGCTCTTATCTATGCTGACAAAGATCCGGATGTTGGCGCACTAGCCGACGCTTACGATACCTGCTTGATTGATCTGGACTACTATTTCGAGTCTTGTCTTAGGTCTTACAATGATCGGCGCAACATCTGGGACGGAAAATCTGACGATCTGCGCAAGAACGGTGCGAATGCTTTCCCGTGGCAGGGAGCTTCAGATCAAGAAGTGAACGTAGTTGGCGAACGGATTGACATGTATGTATCCTTGTTTGACCAAGCACTTCAACGTAGCCATATCAAGGCGTTTCCAACGTCTATGGCATCAATGCCGAGAGCTTCTATGGTGTCGTCGTTCCTTAAATGGATGCGCTCGACTTATATTCCTGACTTCAAGAACCAAATGGAGTTGGGAGCGAACTATTTGCTAGAGAAGGGGATTATGGTATCATATGTCGGATGGAAGCGAGAAAAAAGGACATATTTACAACAAGTAACCATTGAACAAATTGCCCAACAATCCCCTGATCTAGCTAATCTTATTATTGATGGGAATGACGATAAAACATTGCTTGGCTTGATTAAACAAGCGTTTCCAGACTTGTCGAACAAACGCGCAAAGACAGCAATCAGAGACATGCGCAAAACGGGAATAGCGGAAATCCCACTTCCTCGCCAAACCGTCGATTGTCCGATTGTCTATTCATGCGCTCCAGATGGCGAAGTGATCTTCCCTCCTTATGTTTCAGATCCTCAACGCGCTCCGTATATCTTCTGGCGCACGTTCTTGACTGCTCAGGAACTTGAGAAAAAGGC